AAAGCCCTCACGGAGAATCACAGCGGTGCCCACAATGGGCTGACCATGTTCCGGCGTACCGTAGAGAATGCTGGCAATGTTGTTGATGGCGTAGCCTTTCAGCAGTCCCTCATCATCAATCACCATGCACAGTCCTTCCGGCAGATACTTTGGATGAACCACCTCAATGCAACCGCCGACCTCTTTCTGGAGGTTGTCCAGCAGCGGTTCGCCGAAGTCCTTGAACTGCATCTGATTCTCGGTGTCAAATACCAATCCTTTCATAAAAATCACTCCTTTTCCGGGAAGCACTCGTTGACTTCCCATGCATCTGCGGCCTCTAAGCAGCGGTCGCAGCCAACGATTGTGCCATCATCGGTGCGGTAGATGGTATCGCACCTCTGGTGGCAGAGGGGGCACACAGGAGGCTCAGGGTAGCCAGCTTCTTCGTCAGTCGGATACAGCATCCAGCACCTCCCGGAGCTTGCGCCCCATCCAGCGGCCTACATCATCGAACATCCCCATGCTGTCCAGCCAGACAAACAGGGCTGCGATAACAGAGGTCACAGCAAACTGCGCCGCCGGGGCACGAGCTGCTGCCTGTTCGGCGGTGATGCCGTACACGATCATCAGAATCCGGGTCATTCCTTACACTCCCTTTCTTTGCGAGCCTTGCGGGCAGCCGTTTGGGCTTCCAGCTTCTCGCGGTTCCCGGGCTGGGCGATGAATTTTTTGAATCCCGCCAGCGTTACGCGGCCAAAGCTCTCACCGACTTCCGGGGGAATATCGGCCACGTTGATGTGAATTGTGGTGTCCATGTGGTCCTCCTGTTTTGAAGTAGGCAAGCAGTCTACTTACAGAGCAAAAAAAATCTGCTCCATTTCCTCCGTTCCGATGTGGAGCAACTCGCACAGACTTTTAATTTCAGGTGCGGTAAAATCGGTTTTATTCCGAATTTTGTTCAAAAATCCCTGATATGAAAGGCCAATGCGATTTGCAATATACTTCATCTTGTAGCCGGAGGCATCAATCTTTGCTTTGAGCAAAGTGGTATTGGTCACAGTAAGTTCACCTCGCTTTCCGTTTGGCGTAGACTGGTTGTCTACTGGGCGTATATTACCACCTCGTAGACCAAATGTCAACTATTTTTTTGAAAAATTTGAAAAAATGTTGACCTCATGCCTACGCCGTATTATAATTGCATCAGAAGAATTTAGGGGGATGCAAAACCATGACCATCGGACAAAGAGTGAAAATTCGACGTGAAGAATTGGGGATGTCCCAAGAAGAACTAGCAAAGAAAATCGGCTATAAGTCGAAATCATCTATCAATAAGATTGAGCTTGGCTTCCGTGTCCTCACGCAGTCTAAAATCAAGGCTATTGCTGATGCACTTGATACGACCCCGTCTTACATCATGGGATGGGATGAAGAAGCCAGCCGGAATGAGTGGGCTTCGAAATTCCGCGACAGCGTGATGCAGATTTTGAATAATGCAGATCCGGCCGACTTAGAGGCTGCGGGTATCAGCGTTCAGGAAATCGAAGAAGAACTGAGCGGCAGCGACTCTATTTCGTTGGTGACGGCCTGCGCCATTGCGGATGAGCTGGGCGAGTCGCTGGATTCTCTGCTGGGTCATACTCCCAAGGAAATGATAAAGGCCGCCCTCCAGCAGGAGGACGGCCAAACGGCTGAAATTATTGAGCTGCTTCTTGATTTACCGGCAGATCGGCAGCAGGAGGCGTTGAGCTATCTTCGTTACCTTTCAGGGCGTGCAGAAAAATAAGCAATCGCTCCTTATCAGCATCCGACAGTTTTTTGATTTTGGCAAAGATATCCGACCATTCGCTCGTAGTCATACGGCATGGCTCCTTTCTCAAATTTACTGTCGGCAGCAACTGAATTATATCAAATACGCACCCGCTTTTCAGGGATTCGTAGAATTATACCGAAAATCGGAAAAATATTGCGAATTTTGAAGAAGATAATCGTGAGGTGATGGTTGATGGCCCGAAAAAAGAATATTGCTGCGGGTCAGAATGCCGTCATTTATGCCCGCTATTCCTCCCACAACCAGCGAGAGGTCAGCATTGAGCAGCAGGTCAGAGAGTGCATGAAGCACGCTGCCGAGCTGGGGCTGCACGTCGTTGGAACCTATGAGGACAGGGCCATCAGCGGCAAGACCGATAAGCGGCCCAACTTCCAGCGAATGATGCGGGATGCTGAAAAAGGCAAATTTCAGGCGGTTGTGGCATGGAAGTCAAACCGCATTGGCCGCAATATGCTTCAGGCAATGGTCAACGAGGCCAAACTGGAAGACTGCGGCGTGAAGGTGTTCTACGCCGAGGAAGATTTTGACGATACAGCCGCCGGGCGTTTCGCATTGAGGAACATGATGAATGTGAATCAATTCTACAGCGAGAACATGGCGGAGGACATCACCCGGGGGCTGTATGATAACGCCAGCAAGTGCATGGCGAACGGTCGGCAGCCCTTGGGCTACAAGCGGGGTGAGGATGGCCGTGTGGTGCTGGATGAAGCGAATGCGGCCGTTGTGCGGGAAATATTCACCCGTGTGGCTGCTGGTGACCTGTTCGTGGACATTGCGCGAGATCTCAATGCCCAGGGCATCAAGACCAGCAAGGGAGCCAACTGGAACAAAGGCAGCTTCCAGAGTATTTGCCAGAACGAGCGGTACCGGGGCATCTACATATACGGGGATGTCCGGGTGGCCGATGGCATTCCACGCATAGTGAGCGATGATTTGTGGTACAGGGTACAGGAGGCCATGAGGATGAAAAAGAATCCAGTCGGAACCCGGCACCGTGTCGGGGCAGAAGATTATCTGCTGACCGGGAAGCTGCGCTGCGGGCATTGTGGCAGCTACATGACGGGCGTATCTGGCACCAGTAGAAACGGCGAGCTGCATTACTACTACACCTGCCAGAAGCGGCGCACCGAGCACGCCTGTGACAAGAAGAACATCCGCCGGGATGTCATTGAACCGGCTGTGGCTCAGGCCATCAAAATGTACTGCTTGACCGATGATGTCATTGCGTGGATAGCAGATCGGACGGTCGAATACTGGGAAAAGCACGACAATGACCTCCAGATTGAGGCGTTGGAGCAGCAGTTGGAGGAAAATAAAAAAGCCACCTCGAATATGCTGAAAGCCATCGAGATGGGGATTATCACAGAGGCCACCCGCACCCGGATGGTCGAGCTTGAGACTGAGCAATCCCGGCTGAGCGTCCAGCTGAATGTGGCCAAAGAGGATGTCGTGAAAATCGACCGGGAGCAAATCATCTCCTATCTGGAACTGCTGCAGCAGGGTGACATCCACGACCGGGATTTTCAGATGGAGCTGTTCAAAAACTTCCTCGTGGCCGTCTATGTCTACGATGATAACCGCATGAAGCTGGTGTTCTCCTGCATGGGAGACCAGAATAGCGTCGAAATTCCTTTGGAAACCGGAGAAGACCCGCCCGATGGCGGGCTGTCACCGGATGCTAAAATGTTCGTTTTGACTCCTGATAGCTCCACCATACAGTTCGTACTCGAACCTGATTCTTTACGAAAAAGGGTTCGGGTACGTTTTTTGTTTACAGGAGGTTCTGCGAAAGGACTACTCGGAACAGTAAACGAGCAAAGGCAGGGTATCACCATGACGGTGGTATCCTGCCTTTTTCTTTGAAATCAAGTTATCATTGTGCGAACTTGATTGCCCTTATGGAGAAAATCATTTTACTGGTCTGCGCTTTCGTACATCTGGGTCGTTGTGCCGACCTGCTCCGTACCAGCGTTCTCGTCAATGGTCACATCGGCAGTGCAGCTTTCAATGGTGCTGCCCTCGGCGCGGCCTGCAACGGTACCGGGTGTAACGGCACCGTCAATGCTGCCCTTTACCGAGCAGTTGGTGATTTTGAAAACCGTCTCCTCACCGTAGTAGTACAGACCGGTACCCACAAGGCCGCCCACATGGGTGGCACCGTTTGCCTTGATGTTCACGGTCACATTGCAGTTGTCAATGACAGAGGGATAGTTTTTAGTGGAGAAGCCTTCCGTCTCAAGGCAGATATCCGGGTTGGAATGAGTACCCGCATAGCCGCATAAACCGCCAATGGCGTGACCGCCGTTTTCGCTCTCGATGGTCACATCAGCGGTGCAGTTGGTGATGGTGTCCATCATTTCCAGACAGCCACCGATGCCGCCCAGACCCACCGGCTCATTGCCGGTGGCTTTTACGGTGCCGGATGCGGTGCAGCTGTCGATGCTGCCGCCAAAGCTGCCGCCGACTACCAGACCGCCGCACTCGGCAACGTCTGCCTGGATGATCTGATCGGTAAAGTGATTGTCACTGATGACGACCACGGTAGCGCCCTCCACCGTGCAGTTGGTGATGGAGTTGTTGTTGCCGCCCACGATGCCGCCGACACAGTTGTTGCCGGTAATGGTGGAATCACCTTTCAGTGTGACGTTGTCTACAGAGCCCATGTTGTAGCCCACAACACCGCCAATGGCCATGGAAGTGCCTTCCGTTACTGCGACCGTGGCATTTTCCAGTGTCAGATTTTTCACCTCACCGCAGCTTACGCCGAACAGACCGGCACCGCAGTTGTAAACATCCGAAGTATAGTTCAGGTTGGAAATGGTATGGCCGTCGCCATCAAAGGAGCCGAGGAACAGGGTGGAGTGTGTTTCCATGTCGTTCATGTTGCCGATGGGAGCCCACTCGACGCCAGACAGGTCCAGATCACTGGTCAGCTTGAAGGAAACACCGGCATAGCCGCCCTGCGAGCCATCGTTGACGTTGGAAGCAAAGGTCAGCAGGGAATCTACGCTGTTGATCTGGTAGGGGTCTTCCTGCGTGCCGGAACCACCGTCATAGTTGGCGGAAACAGCAGTGGTGCTGATGGAAGAAGCTGCCGCAGAACTTGCGGCAGTGCTGCTTGCGGTACTCTGGGCGGAAGAACCTGCACAGCCTGACAGGAGAGCGGCGGCGAGGCATACGGCAATCACGCCGGTTTGAATTCGTCTCATAATGGAATATCCTTTCTTTGTTAGTTTCTTCTAACCAGAAAGTATAACAAAACAAAGACGGTCTGCCACTCCGAACCGTCAGGAAACATCCAATTCGGACGGCGAGTTTCGGAACAGAGTGGGGCTTATGCCGTATTCCTTTTTGAACGCTTCCGAAAATTTGCTAGGGTTATCATAGCCGAGTGTAGCTGCGATCTCGGTCACACTGCGGCTTGTATCCTGCAAAAGGACGCGGGCGGTCTGCATCCGGTAGGTTTTCATGTATTGATAAATGGAGCTGCCATAAACGGCTTTGAAGCAGAGCTTCATGGAAGTCTGCGCAATGCCGAACTGCCGGGAAAGCTCAGCCAATGTGTAATGGTGACTGAGATCTTGTATCATTGCATCGTGTATCGCCCGGACAGCCGTGACCTGACTGCGGGAGAAAAACTGCCGCTTTTCCGAGAAGGACTCCTGCGGTAGGTCGTTTAGGAGCATGAGCAGTTCCAGTACCTTGGCTTTCAGGTAGTGTGCCATCCGTTCCGGTGGGGCGGCATACAGCTCCGAGAAAATGTGCGCGACTTCCCGGTTGCTGCGCAGCACATAGCAGCTCTCTTCCCGGCAGAAACGCTCGGCGATGGCTTCCAAATGGATATCAAGATCGCCCATGATGGCTTCCAGAGAAGAAAGCGTCTGCTGCGCCCGCGGCAAGTCGATGGTGATGGAAATGCCGTGATAGTGCGCCAGTGGAAAACGGGTCTGCCGGGTGGTGTGGCTCAGCCGGTGAATGGACAGGTCGCCCGCACCGATATACTGATAATCGCCGTTCTGAAATTCGCACTCAAACCGCCCTTCCCGGCAGTGATTGATTTCGATGGTATCCGGCATGGGGCGTTTGTTCTGATTCTGCCCGTCCTTCATGTGAAAGTCATTGTAGAAAAGATCGATCCCCGACAGGATCGGATATTCAGAGATGAGCCCTTCGCCGGTGTCGTTTTGCATCCGGTAAAGTCTGCACCCGGCAGATGCGGCCAAATGCTGCACCTCCGGGTCAAAGAAATCAATGGGACACTGCTTCATTCCAGCACCTCCTCACAGCCCTATTATAATAAATGCATGAGTTTGGAACAAGCCACACCTTTATCCATTGAATCTATAAATTCCAGCTTATAGCACGCGTTCCTAGCAGGGTTTGGGGCAGGCACGCCCCAACAAGAACACTTCGGAAACTCGCAAGAGTTGAAGAAGTGAAGTCCCGGATGGACAGGAAATTTTCAAGAACTGAAAATTTGTGGCCACGGGACGATTCTTGCTCTTACCTAATATGCTCAAATTCGATTTTCTGTAATTGTTTCCAGATTGTTAAGGCGCACAAGCAGCAAAGGAACTTCTTTCTTCTAAAGTGGTGGTGCTCACGGTGAGCACCACCACTTT